CTAAATGTTGCAGAGGATTAAGGAATACAGCATATGGCTACAAGTGGTATTTCAATCCACTGTAGTCTATATTCTGACTACATCGAAGAATGTCTTCGTCACCTTGATGTCATAGTCAATCTTGCATTGAAGAGCAATGCCAAGACTCATTATTCGGTCATCATGACACCCAGCCATTGCCTCAAACTTCATTTTTCCACTCTTCAAATATTGTCCTAGGAACGTTCCAAATTGTGAGAACAGTTCCCTATCAAGGTCATTGAAAGATATTTGATTCTGGGCAATCCTAACAGCCAAATTAGACACAATCTGTTCCTTTGTTGCATTTGTCGTTGTCCATTCCCTCAACTTTGACTTGTTCTTGACGAGTTTCTTAATCTCATTGTACATGGGACTGCCCAAGCCGTTTATTTCAATATATGCCATCTGTAGATTCTTCGACTCATTGATAATGCTTGCAATCTTTTGGTATTTCATATCAAGAGTACCGCCTACCTTTATCTGTTCAACCTCATTGTCTTGGTTTATCTTCGTCACAATTGTCTCATCTTCTCCATTACCACTGAGGTCAACTCCAATCCAAGTCCTCTCATAAGAATAGTCATATGTCTTAAAGCAGTTCTCAAACCCTTCAAAGAACGTCAATGCTGAATCTAAGAAGATACATTCATACTCTTGCTGGAAGAATTTCCTTGGTGTGCTCTCCTTTAAATCAGCGATATATTCATCTGTTGATAATTTATCGTCATATATTGTCCTTGTCATCACAAAATAATCATTGTGTTTTCCATTCAATCCTCGATTATAGAAATTGAAGAAAAAGCCTCGCTTGCCAGCTGGAGTTGAAATCATTATCACCTTCTTGCACCTTACCTTGGTGATAGGCTGAATGACATTATACCAAATATCCTCACCATTCGACAATATATCTGGAAAATATGCAGCCTCATCAATCACCAATATATCTGATACTGTATTACCACGAATGCTAGTCGGTGCTTCGCCACTGAAAAACTGCAACACAGTCCCAAATACACTCTCAATCCTTAAATCAGAAGCATTCGACTTCTTCACAATCTTCAGTGGCTCAAGATACTTCATCAACTCTGCATAAACCTTCTGACCATGCTTATATGACGGTGTGATATATGCCGAAAACTTATTGGGCTTACATAATGACTCAATACAAGCTATCTCGGCAAATGTCGATTTACCACATTGTCGAGACCAGTTTAGTATCATATATTTTATCTTGGGGTCATGAAGTGCCTTATAAGCCTCCTTCTGACCATTACTCAGATTTATCTTGAACTTCAGTTTCATTGTCTAAACCAAAATCTACAGTTAATTCTCCACTAAGGTCAATATTTGCCTCAATAGGCTCATCCATACCAGTCATCTTCTTAAGAGAATCTAATACTTCCCTAGCACCCTTGTAGTTCTTCTCTTCAACAAACTTCTCATATAGGAACAAATACCTTGAGATAAACTTGCTCTTGAGTTGTTTCTTATTCTCTTCGAACTCTTCAGCAAACTTATCAATCATATCGTTCCAGTAAGAGAAGAAAGTCCTATCGCCTTTTGATGAATTGTTATATTCACCATTTGTGAACTTCTCTCTAATCTGGTATTTCTGCTTGCCCCTTATGCAATCATTGTACATAGCCTCTATTACCCTTTTCTTTTCAGCGATAACATTGGCGTTTCTACCATTTGTCTTACTCATATGATATATTTTTTTATAAAGAGAATGGGCTACCCTTGGTAGAGCAGCCCATCGTTATTATCCTTTGGAGAAACCTTATTTCCTTTTCTTATTCATTTCTGATGTAAACTTCATCTGGGCATTCTCAGCCCTTACCTTTGCATCAAGATACTGTAAATAAGCATATACATCAATTACATTTTCATCTAATACCTTCCCTAATTGCAAGAAATTATGGTTGGAAAGTGTACTGATGATGTGCATCCACTGGTAATTCTTTAAGAATTTTGTATATGCTGGAGCTGTTGGTTCACCTCCTCCATTTTCATAGAGGCTTTGGAAATTTTTTTCAAGGCTTCTCCTTTCTTGAAAAAATGATATACAAGACCTAGTGCATCACTGCATTTGAGCTGTCTTACCTTTCCCATCAACTCTTGATAATCACCATTATAAGGTATCCACTTTCCCTTATCGTCTTGAGTTAGAAGCAACACTGACAACAGTTCAATGTACTGCATATCGCTCTCGTTCTGCATAACAACGTCTGCATCAATATACTGCCTCATGGACATCTCACTCATTGGAGGTATCGAATATCTTTTTTTGTCAATTACAATACCAGCTTTTGCATTTTTAATAAAATAATCACTGTCATATATAAATTGAATCGCTTCATTTAATCTAGCATATATTGCTAATGGTAAATTCATACAGAAATCATCTTTCTCTCCCATAATCCTTGAGAGTATTCTAGACTCATTCTCCTTTACCGTCTTGAAACGCTGTAACTCATCCATATCTTCCTCAATCTTTGGAAGTTTGTAGAATGCCTTGCAATACTGTTCCAAGGTTAATTCATCAAATGACTGTGGTATCTCATATTTCTTTTCATCATATTCAATCTTCAACATATCTTACTCCTTTGCCTTTTTAGGTCTTCCAACGCTCTTCTTTACCTCTTCCTTAGTATCTTCCACCTTGTCCTCTTTTAACGCCTCAGAAGGCTCAGAAACGCTTCCTAACTGTATTCTATTCTCAGCATTCTCAATCGGCTGTGTTTCCTCTTCCTTCACATTCTCGAAATCAGCCTCAGTTGCAAGACCGTTATTAATCAATGTCAACCTTCCATAGTTATAGAAATTCTGAATTCCATTGTAGTATTTTGGTGACTGGCATTTGCATCCTTGTGCAGACTCGTGTGTGCCATAGATGTCATTGTACATTTCAACTAATCTCTTGAAATCAAAATTTCGCTTATTGCTACCAATCTCATCTAGATATTGTTTTGCTTTCTTTACCTTGATTAAACTATAGCCATTTTTTGCTGCTATACTAATATTTCTTTTTTCCATCATTTAATATTTTTTATAAAGATAATTTTATTATTTGTATGACCTTATTACACTATAAGTCAATGCACTTGCTGTAATCAAACCCCATAACAAGAACATTGGATTCCATATATAAGCAAGGAATATATTCGGTATGAGATTTGTCCAGAACTGCATACATTTTGTACAGTTAAACGGTTCTATGTTGAATGCATCTAACTGCAACAATGTCAACTTTGGATTATACATCAACATATATGCTACTGGTATTGATATAAACATTAACGCTAACAATGTAATAAATTGCCATAAATTAGGTATTAGACTTATTAATATGCTCATTTCAATATTTTCTTTTTATATTCATTTATCTCTTCGTCATTCTTTACAAACAACTTAATCTTCTGTATTATTGATGCAATCTCTTGAAACTTTCTCTCAGTTATCTTTGCCATCTTCTGATAAGATATTCCAGCCTTCTCACTCTTCAATCTGTAATAGATGAGGAATATATCAGTCTCTGCTGGTGTAAATACTTCATTCAATCTTTTTGATAAGAATTTGAACAACTCATTTATCTTGTCATTCATATCTTCCTTTTCCTTCCATTCATTGTCATCAACACATAAAACATTCAACAATCTCTGGGCATCCATCGTTAATTCACCACCATTCTTCGACTCATAGCCATGTGATAGCCTCCATAGAAACTCATTGTCACTGTTCTGTTTTCTCTTCTTATCCTTGTTATCCTCATTGATGTATTGGAATTTACTAGCAATAAAGAAATACTTCTCAAAATCCTCTATTCTCTGTCCTTTCATTATTGCATTATGTACTTTAATAATTGTATCTTGAAATACATCATCAAATAACTCTGGATTATATGTCACGTTCTTCTTCAGATTCTTCTTTAACTTAGCCTCATTCTTTGCAACATACTCTAGGAATTCTCTACCGTGTTCTTCATTTGTCATACTTAATCGCTTCTTTAATCTTTTTAATTATTGATTCATATGGCAAATTTCCCACATTCTTATAAATTGTCTTTCCTTGGCTGTCATTTATTGCTATCGTTGGAACTCCCTCAAGATGATGAGTCGGAATACCATTATTGATGTCAATGTATGATGCATCCATCTTTAACTCTTGTGTAATCTTATCAACTACCTCTTTATAATTCTTACAAGACCCACATCCTTCGCTGTAGTAATATATTAAATTCATATTATTATTCTTTTTTCTTTAATTTAATTAAAATTCTCTTATATGTTATTGCATTTGGGTTTCCTAGTATTAAAAATTTCTTCATTTCTTTAATCTGATTAACAAGCGTGCATAAGGGCACTTTATTTCATCACCATCTATAAGATACAAATCACCATCTACTGCACCTCTTTTTTGAACTTCTTTTCTATATTTTTTATGTTCAAGTTTATATGGCTTAACACCAACACTTAGTCCTAAGTTTGCTATTCCAAGCCCAATAATTTCAAATTGCTCTGGACAATACTTATAAAGAAATGTAATTGGTACACCAATAACGCCATAATAATCCATCGGTATATCAGGTGTTCTATTTACATTGATTCCATCATAATTATAATACTTGGGATATTCATTAGCATTGTAATGTTTATATAATTTTATAGGTGTATGCATATTATTACCAAGATTGGTGAGCCAACAAGAAAGAATATTTTTTAATTCCTTATCGGCATTTATAAAAACCATATTTTTATTAACTCCTACCCAAATCTTATTCTCTTTAATCAATGGGAAAATCTCCTTATATATCATTGCATTGCCATTACTAATTATTAAAAACTTTTTCATTGTAGCCATTTAATAAATTCTCTGAATAAACTGAATGGTGGGTTAGTAATCACCATATCACATTCATCCTTTATTTTTGTACATTCTTCAGACCTAAAATCACCATTGCCATTTAACGCTGTTTTAATGACTTCTGAGCCATCATAATCAAGTCTGTAAGATGGTGTGCCATCAAGGTTGATATGTGTGGCTGTAAGCCTTTTTAATCCATATTCATTGAAATGGTCAATGAAGTATTTCCAGAAATTAGAATCTTCAGTATCACAAGGTAGATATATCCATTGGTCTTTAAAGTGTTCTACATAATGTTGGCATTCTTTTTCTATATCTTTGTATTGGGTGTAGAACTCATCATTCTTTGTTCTTCTTGCTTTATGTAAATTATTACTCATATTAATTAATTGTTTATATATAAATATCACATACCCTTGTAAAAATTAATATTTTTGATAAAAAAATAAACAAAAAAATAAGGAGAGTAGTTCACCTCTACTCTCCAGTGTCATCAGTCCTTTACAATAGGTAGCGAATCTAAGTGCCCAGTACCAATGATGTATATCCTTATTTTAAATGTAATATCTGGTTATTCACCTTGTTCTTCCTTGGTAATGAAACATGTATCCAGCTATAGTTATATTCATCTATCAACTGCCCAACCTTTATCTTTTCTTGATTAATCAACTTATAAATAAAATTGAATAACTTCCGATTTCTTTCCTTTCCTCCTATGGTTATATCTGCTGCTTCACCAAGTCTATGTTGACTGTTTTTAACGCCTCCTACAGCCTTATTTACTGCTTCGCTTCTAAATGCACTGTTAACTATAATTGGACTCTTCCAAGCGTCTCTAATTGGTTGTAGAATATCTTCTGCTAACTGTCTTAGTCTTTCCTTCTCTTGTTCATTCGGTGTATTATCTAATCCTAATCTCTTTGCTGTGCTTGATGCTATTAATTCATCATAACTAAAGTTCTTGGTAAATTGTTCCATTATATATTATCGTCTTTGTCTATATAATAATTTTCTGGACTTGATGCCCAAATTATTCTTCCTTGATTAACCCCATTGAGATAAAATGCATAACCATATGGTGCTACATACTGATTATTGTAGGGGTTTTTATACATTCCTATTGAATTCATTCTTCTTCTTCCTCTAATTTATCATTTAATCCTTTATCTATCATCTTTTCCTTCAATCTCATTCTCTCTACATGCTCTAGATGTTTGTCGATGTCATGTCTTAGTTGAATTGTCTCAGATTTGAAATACATGCTCACTCCAAATACTGATGCTGTATATACAAGGCTCTGCCCAAGAATCCAGAGCACTCCTTGTTCGCTTATGAGCAAAGGAATGAAAGCAGCAATGCCAGTTATAGCCCAGCCTAATGCAAAGGCGATACAAGCAGAACCGATTGCTAACTTATCTTTTATTCCTAAGTCAGACCATTTATTAGTTTTCATATCATCTTTTTTTTTTATGAAGATGGAAAAAATAGATTTATTTTAATATAATGAGAGCTGTAATGAGACATAAAAATTGTTAATATTCATAAGTATTTGATTATCAGCATTTAAATAAAGTAAGAGAACTCCCATTGCTGAAGATATACTTAATTAAATGAGACAAATATAAGTAGTTGATAATAAGCAATTAAGATAATTTAACGCCAAATATTTTGTGAGACATTTTTAAAGCACGATATTTGCATCGTGAGACAAATGATGAGACAATTATTTCTAGATAGAATGCTAATTGATTTCTATTGTTCTCTTGATTGAAATATTAATTTTTTAAATGATATAGTTATGGTTAAATTATCTACAGCAAGTGTAAGGGGTGCTGCATCGTTATTAAGTCGTTCAGCTAATACCATATCAACTTACATTCATGCCTTGCAGAATGATAAGGAGATTGCTGATGCTGTTAGTTTCCTTGATGACTAGTAACAACTAAGGGGATAGCCGTGTTGCTATCCCCCACATCTAATCACATTCAAATAATAATAACTAAATAAATATATATAAAACTATGACAATTCATAATTATATTTTTTGAGATACTTATGTTGTTTCTCTACTAAAGATTCTATATCTTCGTCACTCCACTTTTTATAATGTCCATCTTCGTCTTTCTCATAAACAAGTCCATTATACCAATATAGTCCTATTCTGTGTTCATATTCCCATCGTTTTGTCCCTGGATTGAATATTCTGTTATTTGGTAGCCATTCTATAGGTTGTGGCTTGTTCAAGTCGTGTACAATAACTATATTGCCATTGTCAAAGATTGAAACGAATAGTTCTTTTTCACTGAGTGTATATCCGCTTGACATTATTTTGGAGAAGAAATCAAGTTTTCCTGTATCTAAGAATATTGTATCGAATTCTTGAATAAAATTTTTAAAGATGCCATAACGTTCTCCTGTTCGCTGTTTGATTTCTATATGACACTTTCTTCCTTTTTTATCAATTGCTGTGGCATCAATCACTGAGCCTTTTCTGTTGTAAGTTAGATTAGTAAACCATTTTAGGTCATCATTGAAGGCACTTATTATCTGTGCATCCTTCTCTTCTAATAAATCAAAATAATTTTGCATACTTATTATAATAGAGGTGTTTTTCAGTCCTCTCTATTAATAAATATATATTACTTTTAAAAAGTTTCTATATAAAGTAAAAAATTTTTAAAAAAAAAATCATTTTTTTCATTCATTCCCTTCCTAGGCTTTGATTAATTACCATCGGAAGGGTCTGAACTACTCATTATATGAAAGAATTATTTTGATTTACTTCCAAATATTAAAATTCACTGAAACGCCTACCATTACTCCCCATTGCTTATTGATTGGGTCATATCCTGCTGTAATACTTGGTGACGTTGTTACTAATTTTTGCTTATATTTGATTGGTTTCTCTATTGTAGTATAGTTGTCCACTCTCATTGTTTTAAACCTTATATCAAGGTTTTTCAGTTGTGGCATTGAATCATTATTTAAGTTGTAGCCTTCTATATCCGCTTGATATTCTATGGTGTCTTTGTCTTGTACTAGTGCTTTACCGACTTTTTTTTTACTAGTGTTATTACTTGTGGCTCTCCAACTACTGAATCACCTTGAACATTCCACAGTGTATCAACTTTTATTACTTTTTTCCATTTTACTGTTGGAACTGTATCTCTGATTACTTTATCAAGATAGATTGTATCAGCATATGTGATAGTATCCGTCATTTCTAGAAGACTCTTATAGCCATTTATTGTATTCTGTTGGACATACATTACCACGAACATCAATGCTATAAGTAATGTAAGTGCTACTCCGATTAATGTATTGTTGCTTTTCATTTTCCTATTGTTTTAAATTTGTTATTTTTACATTGTATTAGTGCTGTGGTATATAATATCCGTTTGGAGTAATATATAAGTTTTTAGCCCCTTCCATATACATTCTAAGTATTTTTTTTAACATCTTCATCATAATATTATATTTTTAACATCTTTATTCATTGATGAAGACTGTGCTCGATAACAAATTAGTCTTTTTTTATTAAGATTGTCAAAAAACAATAGAAAAAAATTAATATATGTCAATTAAACGCCCATAAATATCCATTTGCTGTTTTTTGTTTTCCATTGCACACACAAGAAAGATTACCAGCTGATATATTATTCAGTCTACTAGCCTCTCTTAAAGAATTATACACACACACTAATTTACCATCAAGTGTGTATTGGTATACTTTTTTCCTTTTTGCTTTTATTGCTGCTAAAAGTGCTTGTGGAGCTTTCATTTTTTTTCCTTTCATTTTTTCTGATTTCCTCTGCTTGCAAGTTCCATAATTCAAATTATACTTGTGTGTACACCATTCAAGGTTAGTCCAAACATTGTTTCTAGGATTTTCATCCTTGTGGTTTACACACGGTAAGTTGTCTGGATTATCTATGAATGCTTCAGCAACTAAACGATGAACTGAATATTGTTTTTCAATTCCATCTTTTGATAAAATTACTCTTTTGTATCCTTTTGCCCATTCTGTAAACTTTTTAATTTTTCCCTTTTGTCTTTTAGTTGCAACGCCTTTTCCATTGTCACAAACTATTGTGTGGCCTAAACTTTTAACTCTACCTTCATTGGATATTTGGTATAAACCTTCATATCCTTTAATATCTTTCCATTCTTCCATAATATTATTAATTTAAATCAAATTGTAATGAGTAGGGCTTTGCTAGCATTTCCTTACCCATTACCGTCTCTACTCTTGTTCATATGGATTGATTGGTTAACCGATTGAGATTATTGTGATAGTTTTGACTCCCTCACAGTGGAGAGTAACCATTTGATACATTAATAGAGGAAGACTATATATATTTCTCTCATATTTTACCTTGTTCAATCTTAGCCCAGATGTCTTTTGCATCTTTCATCACATATAGATTTTTCTTCTGCTTGTATTTCTCTTCCTTATCCATATAGTTTTTTCCTCATTTTTGCTAGTTTATCTCTTCTTTCCAAGTATTTTTCATAGCCCCTTTTCTGTGCTTCCTTGTCGATGGGGTCGTTGATGTTCCTAATATTTGCTTTGTTGAATTCACTAATGCTTGCCATAGTTCCCAGTTTATTTTGCCTTCGTTATTTTTTTCTGCTTCCTTGAGTTGTTCACGAGTAGTGTAAAGGTCATCATCCGCTGTATTTCTTTCTATATATTTTGTATGATATATTGTTATTATCCTTGAGATTGCCTCTATTTGCTGTTCCTGAGCCTTCTGAGACGTTTTCTCTTGCTTGATGGACAACTTATCGGCTAGAGCCTTTTTAACGGTTTCTTGAGCCTTTCTATACTTCTTTATTTCTTGCTCTTTGAGTCGTTGTTGTCTAGCTCTTGAGGCTTCAAAGAGTTTTTGTAGTGATTCCTCTGTTCTTAATGGCATTCTGTATGTATGTTTATATATAAATATCACTTCATTTGAAAAAGTGAGAAGAAAAGCCAAGAAAAATAGAAAAATAATTTTAAAGTAAAAAAGATACATATGGCAATTACTTTCCCTCTCACATTGCAAATATATAAAAAATAATTGAAAAAAGCAAATTATTTAACAGAAAAAACGCTTCAAAGAGCAAAACTTAAAATAAACTCTTCTGAGGCGTTTTCTTTTGTTAGGTGGTCAACTATACCACCCATACCATTCAAATCGATTATAGCCCCCTTAAAATGAGAAATAGAGGTATTCTAGACTTATTGATGGCTAGATTTTAATAATCGTTCAAGTTCTTTTAAGCTTTCCTTTTCAGCATCGATGATTTCTTGTGGTTGCCCATCTTCCATCAATTCTTCGATGGTATCTTTGCCAATCTGAATGAACTTTTTAATCTTATCAATTTCTTCGTCAGTCATATGCTTATAGTATTTTTTGTGTGCAAAGGTACAAATAAAAATTGAAATAAAAAAAAGAGATAGAAATTATTCTACCCCTTAAAAAACCTTATGCTATTTCATTATGTCAATTACCTCTTTCTCTCCCTCTTCTAGTCCTTTGTCAACTGCAATAGTGTGTATGTCATCCTTCCAGTCCTCATTCTCTTTGATATAGCCCTTGACATATACCCAACTATCAAATGTCGAACAGTAGTCATTAATCTCTTCTGGAGTTTTATCTAAATCTACACTACCACTATCGAAGAATGTAACAAGGACGTTGAAGTAATCTACAAGGTCTTCACATTTCTCCTTACTTCCATAGTAGTCGGTAATGTTATTGCTAAGTTCGTTAACCATAAACTCTGTATGGCTCTCAATTACAGCCTTTAATAAATCTTTAGATTCTTTTTTCATTATATATAAGTATTTAATTAGTTATTTATGTTTTTTCTGAACATTGCAAAGATATGAAAAAAATCTGAGATAACAAAATTTTTTAAGACTTTTTAACAGAAAAAATTTGCAATATGAATTTTATATTATATAATAATATAATATAACAACTAACATTTTTTTATCTTTCTCATCTCATCTATCGGTTTGAGTATGTCTTGATACCCATCTATCTTTTCCCCTATGTACTCATAGCAATATGACTTTCTTGATAAACGATGACGATAACGTTGGTCTTTGATGCCAGTTTTCTTGAGATTATTTGCTGTTGCTCGAACTTTTGGATTTCTACTTAAAGCCTCTCCAAACTTCTTATGTGCTGTTTTGATAAATAACCTATAGTCATGCTCTTCATCAGATAAGGATTTGACAATGCCACCAACAAAGTTAAAGATGAGGGTTGATAGTCCTAAACCTTGGTAGTCTTCTAGTATAACCAATCTTGAGATTGCCATTGCATATCTCATTCTAATTCTAGGTGTATTGATGATTCCGACAAATCCGACTGGAACTCCATCCCATTCAAATAACAAGCATTTGCAAGACTTATTCAATTCAGCGGTCAAATAATGGCATTTTGAAAATCCTAGGCTTTTCCACACGCTCGGTTCGACTCTTCTTACAGTAAGTTGTATATATGGTCTTTGCCCTTTAGGATGTTCTATATGTATAGTCTTCATTTATTATAATAATATATAATTTATTTATTAATAAATATTATTATATTTTTAAAATATTTATATATTATTAAAAAATATTTTGAAATTAAAAAAATTTTTTATATATTTGCATTAAATATATGAATTTTTCGAAGTTTCATTATATTTATATATAGAAAGAGTAATCTTTATATATGAAAAGAGGGAACTCATTCAAACGGTGCTCAAGTATGACACAAGACCTCACCGATAATGACTAGGCATATAGTTAGGTGTACAACTCAACTCCACCAATGTAAAAAGTAGGATAGAGTTCAGAAGTCGGATTGTAAGAACAAATAGTTCTGAGGTTTCTCCGATAGGGTCGAAAGGATGACAAACAAAAAAGTATTAATCATTGATGTCTTGAGGAAATGATTCTCTATAGGTTCGGTTAATGGATAAATCCTATAGATGGGCTAAACACTCATACTTTTAAGTTTAAATCTGAAAAATCAAAAATATACACAATGTGTTTTTTTTGATGTATCTCTATAGGGGATACTGTACCTTTACAGGTGATTCTTTAAACAAAGAGGGAATCTATTCACCGATACTAAGTATAACATTTAAAATGAAATAACAATGGTTTTTAAATGTTTAAAGTTTTTACTGAAAAGGTTTTTTTAAATAAAAAAAAGGATTTATATTTAATTAAAAAAACACATTTTTAAATTAAAAAAAAAGAAATAAAAAGTTAATTTATATAAGGAGATTTCAACTGAGGGAAGTATGCCCTTCCCACCTCAAGAATCAGTTGATTTCTCCTTTTTTTATTAATAAAAATTTTGAATTTTCAATTATTTTTTATATATTTGCAATGATATAAATTCTTTCTTATTTTTAATATAAATTCATATATAAAAGTTTAATCCCTAGAGTCTGCTGTGAAGCACACCCTAGGGATGTTTATATTAAGCAAAAGTGTGGTTATTCTCCATATCTAGGAAACTTCTCTGTAATATCAATGGCATTACTATTCTCTTCAAAATGGGTCTGCTGTGACAAACAATCATAACTCTTCCATTCCTTTACCATCAATGTTGTATTCTTTACATCAACGTCTGTCACGTTATGCTCCTTGCAACTGTCACAAGGTTTCTTGCATCCACAAGACTTGCTAGATTTATTTGGAAAATACATCAAGTTTTTGAAAATTCTCTCATTTGAACCATTTCCTTCCTCATACTTTGAACAATTGCAGTTATTCTCTGGCATCCATAGCGGATACAGCGTTCTACACTTGCATAGATAACGAATAAGGAGTTCCTGAGCCATTTCTGCTTGGTTCTTCAATGAAAGCATATATTCTGCCATTTCCTTCTCATTAAGGCTCTCAGAGTTCTCAGATTTCTCCTTTGTCACTCCTTTCTGGGTCATTGAATATCCTAAGCCTCTCACTGCAAGATAAGATGTCCACATTGCTAATGGCATTGCTATCTTCAATATAAGAGCCTTATTCTCTTCCGTTAATGAGTCTTCTTCAATCTGTAACTGGAGTTGTTCAGTCAATGGTCTTCCAAGAATAGGGGTAATGTAGTAAGGCTGTGCAAGGTGTACAAATGGAAATACCCTATCAACTCCAACGTTCTTACTTATAGGCGAGTATAACTTAAGCAATTCCTCACTGATTAACAATGTTTCTCCTAACTTCTTCATATTACTCTACCTCCTTTGTTTCAACGTTATTTTCAGCCTTTGAATCTTCAACCTTCTGGTCATTCGAATCATCAGCACCAATTCCTTGGTTTTGTTTGTCTGTATTATCCTCAATTGAACCCTCAAATTCCTTTGCAAGATTATAATCCTCAATCGTCAATACTCTCTTATATCCGTTCATAACTAATAAGTCATTGAATGCATCAAGTATGAACTGACGCTCAGAATTAATCACTGTAAGGCGATACTGCACAGTTGCAGCAATTATCTCATCAGACTTTGAAGAGAAACCACTAGAGGTACTGATACCAGCAAGAATAGGGCTTGTAAGCCTATTTGCAGACACTATGGCGAGTTTAACTGTATCACACACAGAATTATAAAGGTCGGCATTAACGGACTCAATAGAAGAGATTTCTGGCGATACACCATTTTCTCCAAAGAGAAGAAGAATGTTTCCAGCATTTTCACTTCCACCGAATGACCTTTGAAGATTCTCATAGAGTTCTTGTTTCTTTTCCTCATCTGGTTCCATCGGATACTTTATCGCTAAGTTCGCTGAAAAGTTATTCCTAATGTAGTTATTGTAGTACTGACTTAATGCAGCATCAGCAGCCACATAGTTTGCAGCACTCATCCACGAAGGAATTGCATAATAATACTCTCCTAACTTGTGTCTCTTGAAGTACATCAAGTATCTCTCTCCCTTCTTAGGTGTTTCAGAACCCCACATTTTAATCTCCTTGATAAGGTCTCTGTTGCCTTTTCCCCAATTAGTGCATAGATATGATTTTTCAATCATATTGAAGTCATTATACTGTCCAAGTCTCACTTGGTCAACTGGCTGATGGTAGAACAAGAACTTGTTACCGCTTTCTGTCATTATTACTTGTAATGCAAATGCCTCTAGATATGTATAATCTGTCATACATTTGTAAAGTAACTGACCCCACGTTTCTGTAAGGTTTGGGGTGTATATATTGTCCTCGATTTGAGAAACACCAGCACCATAGAGATATGATAGTTTGTTCTCAAGTATTGCCTTCTGAAGTGGTGAACTGTTTGCTAAATCAAGACATAACTGAGGATAAAGGTTATCATAGCCGAATCTTACCCAATCCTTTCTAGTTGCCTTATCAATGAATGGCTGGTCAATAGAGAAGTCTCTTTGGAAAAGATTAGCCTTTATATTATCTAATTTATTCATATTTTAACTATTTTTTATAAAGATTTTAATATTAAAAAAAGGATGGTGTCTATTACACCACCCTTTTATTTATCAAGTTATCGGCTTAATTCTTGAAGCAAAACGAGACCAGTTCGTTGCTGTTTTGTATAGTTCAACTGACTCTGACGGGACATAGATGACTAAATTATTACTAGTATAATTGAATACATATTGTCCAATTATCGGAGGAGTTGTAGCATTAATAGTTACTTGTGATAATTTACTGCAATTATCGAAAGCATTATGTCCGATGACTGTAATGCCACTACCAATGTTAACACTAGTTAGTCCACTGCATTTTTCGAAACAGTAAACATCAATATCTGTTACACTATCTGGAATATTTATGCTAGTCAGTCCAGTACATAAACCGAAAGCACTACTGTAAATACTTTTAACTCTACTTCCTATGACTACATTTGTAAGATTTGTATTTTGATAGAAAGATTGACCGCCAATACTAGTGACACTATCTGGAATTCTTACACTTGTAAGAGGACAATAAGCAAATGCTTGAAAACCAATTGTCACAAGACTTTGTGGCAGTTCTACACTAGTTATTTTTGGACAACTTTCAAATGCATATTTACCAATCTCAGTTATGCTATTGCTAAAAGTGACAGAACTAATTGGAAGGCGATTGAAAGAACTATCCCCAACTTTTGTAGCACAATCACCAATTACTAAATCTGTTGCATATATATATAGATATGGAGATTGTGTTCTTTCTTCTATAGTAATTGTGCTGTCACTGTTGCAAGATACAGTATAGAACGTTTCGCCACTCCTTGAATCATACCTAATTGTAAATTTATCGCCAGTTGGTGGAGTTGGTGTATCTCCAGACCATACCTTCAAATAAACAACGCTACCATTATAATAAACCTTTTTGATGTTGTCATCATCAAAGTTCCATTCTTGTATTGGTTTTAAATTATGTTTTATCATATCTAGTATCTTTTATAATCAAGTTATCGGCTGAATTTTGTCGGCAAATTGAGACCAGTTCGTTGCTGTTTTGTATAGTTCAACTGACTCTGACGGGACATAAATAACTCCATCTGCTGCAAAAGCACGACTAAATGCATAACTTCCTAATGTAGGAGGTATGATTGCTTTTATTGTTACACTTTTTAATTTTCCATGATATACTGAGGAAAGACTATTCATATTTAAAAAATTAATACCAATTGAAGTTATCTTGTCCCCTATTTCTAAATTAACTATATTATATGAGTCCCATAAAAACCAATCCCCGACGCTTTCAAGGTTTGGCAATTTCAAAGTGTCAATAGCAAAATACCCATTTAAACCATTTGTTTCAACTATGGTCAAGCCACTTGATATTTTAAAATTATCAAGGTTTGGGTCTGTTGAATCAGCATGAAGCATACAAGATTGCTCCTTTAAATATTTTACTGAATCATTCATTATGAATTTAGTTATATAAGAATTACCATTAAATGCATCTTTATCAACTGTTTCAACACAACTTCCAATTTCAATCTCTTTAATTTTCCACATATATTGTACATCTGCTAATACTTCTGCATTTGTTAATGTGCTTGAATCGTTACAATCTGTATTGTATGTATTTCCGCTATTATTTGTTATTTTAAGCTTGAAAGAAATTGGATAAAGTTTCTCGTCACCTTGGTATATAGCAGATACTACACCGTTTCCGATGTAGCATCCGCTTATAGAGTTGTTAAATATATTTACTGCCATAACTTACTCTTTTATAAAATAGATAGTAGAACTATCCTTAGTTGCTAGTGCATCATATTGAGATTGTGTCAAGCTAACAAATTTCAATCCTCCAAGGGCAGTTTCATTTGCATTTGACTTAGTGACAGCACCGTTCCAACTAGCCTTTTCAGAGTCGGTTGTGTGAACTGAAGTATCAGATGTATGTGCTGTGAATGCAGTATTCTCAGTATATGCTGTCATTTCACTCTTATCAGCCTTTGATGCAAGTGCTGTGCTGATTTCAGTTGCACCAGAAGTCTCAGCCTTCGTGTAATAGTTTGAAAGGTCAATACCCTCTGCATCAGTTATTATATAAAATGCATCAAGGTCTTTATCTGCATCTGGAATTGCATCATACTCTGCTTGAGTCAATTCAATTACATTGTTAGAGGAAATCTCGATGTTTCCACTTCCACTGATTACATTACCATTGATTGTCTTCAATGGCTGGTGCTCTGTCAAATATTTTGCATCCGACTGAGTTTTTGTATAGTACTGTGTTGGGTCGAATGTTCCACTGTCTGTAATCTTCTGGTCAATCGTTTCCTTGTCATATGTGAAACCGCTTACATATTCCTTTGATGCATAATCAGATAAGTCAACACCAGTGATATAGTGTTTATCTTCAACCCATTGCTCAGTTGCATAGCCATCAAGTGAAACTACAATGCTGCTAATATCTCCACTTAAAGAATTAATCTTAGCATCTTGTGCAGACTGTGAAGCGTCAACCTCTGCCTTAGTATATGTATTAGCGCTCAAGTTGTTAGCCTTCTCATCAATCGTTTCCTTGTCATATGTGAAACCGCTTACATATTCCTTTGATGCATAATCAGATAAGTCAACACCAGTGATATAATGCTTGTCTAATACCCATTGCTCAGTTGCATAGTCATCAAGTGAATCTACAATGCTGTTAATATTTCCGCTTAAAGAATTAATCTTAGTGTCTTGCACAGCTTGTGAAGCGTCAATCTCTGCCTTTGTATATGTATTAGCACTCAAGTTGTTAGCCTTTACTTCAAGCGTCTCGACTCTTCCACTGATAACGCTAATCTTAGTGTCTTGCACAGCTTGTGAAGCGTCAACCTCTGCCTTAGTATAGTAGTTATTAGCGTTGAATATATCGCTGATAGGTATCTCGATATTCTCTTTTCCACTGTCAGTGTTGAATGTAATCACAAGGTTTTCGCCCCTAACATATGCATCGCTGACCATACCATCCTTTATAAAATCAGTTGCATCAATATGTGAAATTACATCACCGTTAATGTTTTTGAAATTAATGATATGATTTTGAGAAATATACTCAGCACTTGCAACAGCATCAACCTTGTCAGCCTTTGTTGGCAATATGGTATTGATTGTTGCAATGTCAGCAGTCAAGGCACTCTCAGCAGCAGTAGCCCTTGCAATCTCGTTTGTAAGAGCGTTTGATATACTTGTCTCAACATTAGTAGCCCTTGTAAATTCATCACCGATTGCTTGGTTCAATCTTGAGTCTTCAGTGGTTGAACGAGTGACTTCTGCATTTATCTGGTTCTGCAAGCTAGTGTCACCGCTTATTCTGTTCTGTGTCTCAGCATTCAAAACGTTTCTAAGGGCATTTTCAGCCGTTGTAGCCCTCTGAATCTCAGCGTTCAGCGAATCTGTAAGCCCACTGATTAAAACGTCATGTGAGGCATCTTTTGCTGTTGAACGAGTTATCTCAGAATCAAGTTTGCCCTCAATTCTCTGTTCCTCTGCAATAGCCCTTGCCTCTTCAGTATTAGCATCAGCCTCTCTATCAGAAATCTCTTGGGTAATTTTTGCATCAAGTGAACTTTCAGCAGCAGTTGCCCTTGCAATTTCGTCATCAAGGTCATTTTCAAGTTTTGCAAGTTTCTCATCGTGCTCAGTGTCTTTCGCTGTTGAACGATTAACCTCGTTTATAATTAATCCTTCGATTCTAGTCTCTTCAGAGTTTGCTCTGGTTATCTCACCGTTCAAGTCGTTTCTCAACGATGTTTCAGCGTCTAATGCCCTAGTCCTCTCAGACAGTATCTCATCATGCAAAGATGTCTCAGAAGACAAAGCCCTTTGGATTTCACTGTTAAGTGCTGCCTCAAGGTCATCAATGTCTTCAGTAACACCACTGATTAAATTGTCGTGTTCAGTATCTTTGTTAGTGCTTCTTAATATTTCTGCATCAAGTTTGTCATCAAGTGCATTCTCAGCATTAGTTGCCCTCTGAATTTCAGCGTTCAGTGAATCTGTAAGACCACTGATTTTCTCGTCATGTGAGGCATCTTTTGCTGTTGAACGAGTAATCTCATTATCTATTTTAATGTCAAGCTCATTCTCGGCATTTGTTGCCCTAGAAATCTCACTTGTAAGTCCGCTAAGAAGATTGTTTTCAGCATTAATTGCTCTCTGAATCTCATTGTTCAAAGAAGTTGTAAGACCACTTATAAGTCCATCGTGTTCTGCATCCTTTGCTGTTGAACGAGTTATCTCATTGTTTACAACATTCGTGATACCGCTTATAAGATTGTCATGCTCAGTGTCCTTTGATGTAGAACGAGCAATTTCTTGGTCTAGTTTCCTTTCAATGCTTTCAGTATCAATACTATCAATTTGCTCTTGAAGGCTTGCTTCAACCTCCTTTGCCCTTTCAGATTCATCTTCTATCTTCTGGTCAAGCCTTGCATCTTCTTTTCCAAGGTCTTCTATCTTATCAAAAAGTGAGTCTTCCATCACCTCATATAACTTGTTGCCGACCTCCTCTTCAGTCTCATAGAGTTCTCCATTAATCTGAAGTGGGATGTCAGCAGACCAGACATCATTTCTCCAAGGCTGTTCTTGGTCAAAGTGGTAGAATGTAACCTTTCCTTTTACAATTCTGTAGTACAACTGGCCAAATTGAAAACCTTTACTGTCTAGTATTTTTCCATTGCCATTATCCTCAATAAGCTGGATATGACGATTAGTAGTTACTATATATCTCATAATTATGATTTTTTTATAAAGATATTTGAAATAAAAAAAGGAAGACTTATTTGTCTTCCTCTTCTTTTTTCTCATCAATTTCTCTGAAATCACTTGCTATCTCCAACCTCGGCTCATCAAGTTTGACACCACCTATGTAGTATGTATAACCTAGATAAATCTCCTTACCGAAAATTAAATCATCTGAAATCCTCTGAAACACCTTACCTTCATCTGCAATTATGTGTTTCTCATTCATTGGGTCTATAGTCATTTCATTCAATGTTTTAATCTAATTATTTATCATAAAAACCACAATCAATTGAGTCAATCGTGATTTCATCCTTGATAATGCTGTCAAGTTTTAATTCAAGTTCCTTTAACTTCTTTTCTAATAAATCTAACCTTCTTAGTATTTCAAAAATCATAATGTATATATTTTAATATGTTATTTAATAATAAATATATCATTAATTTGAAAAATACTAATATTTAGTAAAAAAAAAATTGTATGGAGGCTGCTCAAAACAGCCTCCAATATAAAGGTTTATAATACTATCATACCTCTAACACCTTTGTCATAGCCCCTACCAACGGCATCGAACATGCCACCGAACAAAGACAAGAACCGACTGTTTAAAGTGTAAGCCTCAGTAGAAGTCCACTGGCTGTCATTGACTGTATCCACAATCTCGCTCGAAACGTCCTTGATTGCTTGAATCTTTGCATTAATATCATCATAATTTGCTTGATATAACGATAGTTCGCCCATAGATGGAAGATACCAATCACCACCGTTTGTGCCGTTTGTTCTGAATCTGTTAACGGCGGCAAATGCAGCGAATGAAGCTTGTGTGTTGTCAGTCGTTCCGTCAGCAAGAGCTAATGCCTTGTCAGTGTTCTCTCGTCCATTCAATGCTGTTTGGTTTTTTGATGTTAAACTATCACCATTATTTCCCCACTTAAGAAAGACTGGGTTAGTACTACCAGTATCACTTTCATTGCTTGCCCATTTCAATGCCATATACCTTGATTTGCCATCAGATGCTTGGGCTGCTGGGTAAATGTTTATTGCAATCGGTTCATACTGAGAAATAGGATATGTAGTTGAATCCCAATTTCCATTAAATGTGGTTACTAGTTTATTGTTTACATTATCCCACATAAGGATGTCACCGAGAGAAGCCCCAGCGAAGAGGTTCTTGTAATAGACCTTTCCATCAGCAAGTATTAATGATACATTTGGAAGGTCAAGGTTTGTTGCTGCTTGATATTCAGCATATGTGTTGAAACTTGTTAAATAGTTTGCCATGATTATATTAAATTAACGTTAATTATTCTGTAATGCTTGTATTGCCTCTTCTAAGGCTTTTATTCTGTTATTAAGCTCATTAAGTGCTGATGCTGTAATCTTTTCATTCTCTGTTGCCTTTGCAAGAGTCATCACCTCTGAGGCATTTGCCTTAGAATCTAAGCTTGATTTCGTTGCATAAGCACTTAGCAGAGACTTATCAGCCTTTCTATCATTGAGGTCAACAAGAGACGTTGCAATCAATTGCTGGGTATTGTCATCTATACCACCACCTCCACTACCACCTTCAATGGTAATGTTTCCTTCACCAAGTATTGATTGGTTGTTAATGGTCTTGATGTTAGTACCGCTTACTAAGGTGTCTTGTTTTGCATTTATTGCAGCGGCTATTGCACTGTTTGCTACTGGGTTTGTTGAACCACTATCAAGTGATGGGTCAATTGTTATTGAACCACCGCCACCGCCTCCTTGCAAAGCGTCATACACTGCCTTTGCTGATGGAACTTGTGAATCTGTTGAAGCACTTGTTACTGAAGTGGTAATGGCATCTGTGTAATCTAATGGTATTAATCTTGAATAGTCTATTACTGGAACATCCAAATATGTATCATAACCAAAAACATCCCATCTCTTTTGCACATAAGTGCTTATGTTATCCGATTTTGAAATATATAAAGAATAATCGCCTAATGGGTTATTCTTTATTATACACATAATGAAATATGACCTTGTACTAGGATATACTATTGGGGTAACAGAACATGTTTGCTTAATTCCATATTCAGTATAGATTGATGCAGCACCAGTCCAAATATCAGTTCTAAAGAAACCATCACGGTTTAATGTTTCAGAGTAAAAATTACCTTGTGTGAAAGTTATTTTACCGTCCTTAATATAGAACTCACCAGACATATTCCAGTTATTTCTATCATTCCTATATGGCTTTGTGAATTCTTCATCAAAATAAGTTTTACCTTGGAAGGTAAAATAGATTGTATCTCCACTGTTGATGCTATAACTTTCTACTTTGAAATACACTCTAGTAGATATATTAGCATCTCGAATAAAGAATAGATATTTTCCTTCTAGTGTATTATTGTTTATAATATCATCAATATATGAATCGTCAAAATATAACCACTCCCTAGCGAAAGCATATGGGAAACTTTCTCTTAAAATACCTTTTCCGACATCAGTGACATAATATGGACTATATCTTCTAGAGTTAGGAGTATTTATAATAATGTTTTCTCCATCATATCCAGATTGAATTTTAACTATTTTGTTTGTATAACCTCCGAAATTACCATTTTTGTAATCGTTGTCTGTAAACGTCACAAAATTGTTATCTGATTTCTTGAGGAATATATTGTCAGTTGCAGTCATCGTGTAGTAATCGTTAAATTTGTTTTCAATCTGTGTATCAGCAGACAAGACATAACTAGTTAAATTATCAAATGTCTCATTTGTTGTACCGCTAGGAATTACATCAACAGCATATCCGAAACTATCTGCATGAGTCACTGTGACACCACTGTTAAGCGTGTCAACCTTGAATGCTTTACATTTATTATCCCAAACTACAGAAATATAATCAGCCATTTCCGCTTGGTCATAATTTACTGTATGTTCGGTATAATCCATTCTGAAACACCCAAATTGTGGCATATCACTGCCATCAACTTTATATTCAATACAAGAATTTGGTCTGTTTTCTACAATATAGAAAGGGGTGTCAATTTTATCAAGTTCCCAAGGATTTCCTTCATATTTCTTAATATAAAAATAACCATCATAAGGAACGTTTCCAGCTTCAGCAGAAATAACATTTCCACTGATTGAGATATGCTCGCCAGCAATGAGAGTGCCTTGTTTTGAATCAATTGCAGTTTTTGTTGCAGCGGAATATTCATTGAAATCAGATTTCTTAAGATAGTTCTTGATTTCAATTGATGTATCACCTATAAGTTCCCACTTTGACTCATCTTTAATATAGATATACTCGTCATAGCCTTCACCCTCGTCTTTTGGAAGAAGATATATGGTGTTGGTTTTACCAGTGGTTGGAAGTTCATCAACGATTTCACATCGAGCTTGTGCTCCAGCTTCAGCAAAAGCTTCAGAAACAGCATTTGGAAGGTCAGCAATTGAATAAGTCTGTCCATCAAGTTCTAAATCCTCAGCCTTTGAAGCCATTATCGCTAATCCGCTTGAAGGTGGAAGAGCAATTAATATAAAGCTAACAGTATCCTCGTTGAACACTGTATATAAATGGTTAGGGTGTACATTCACAATCTTTCCATCTGGGAATTGGAACTGCACATTGCCTTCACTTGTAATTATTTTATTCTTCATATCTATTTTTTTTATAAAGATATTTTAAATAAAAAAAGGATGGATATTTGAAATCCATCCTTATATTTTATGCATAAATGTACAATTGAATAGTACCACTGACTGTTGCACCTTGATTGTAATAGTCATCACAGCCAACTTCAGAACATATAGCACTAATAACTTCTGTCTTTAAAACACGTTTAGCTTCTTTACAAAATTCTGAAACATTATTAGCTATAGTCCAAATAATATCATTTCCATCAACTACAAATATGAAATGTTCGCTTGCAACACTTCCAAATGTATTATATAGATTTTCAGCAACACCACTGAAACCATATATATTAAGGCTTGATGGTATTGTATCACCATTGTTGAATGTAACCCACTGCAATGTTTGTGGAGTTGGCTCTTCCTCTGGATACAACTTTGTATCACCAAGGTAGATTTTGCAATCGTCAGAACCTACCTTGAATGAACTTATATCTAAATTTCCTATCTTCATATTAGTTTACAATTACATAGAGTGTTGAGTTATTTTTCGTTGATAAGCTATCATATTCGCTCTGGGTTAACTTGACTAGTTTAAGACCTCCAAACTGATTGTATATTGCTGCTGATGTAACTGGATTTGTCGATGCTGATGTTATTTCTGTATCAACTGTGCTTCCTCCTAATGCATCTTGAAGCTTAATCATCGGTTTCTGCCACCAAAAAATTGCAGTTGGTGTATCTTTAGTGTCTGGAATGTATATATCACCGTTCTGGCGAATTTCAAATGCATTATGCCTTTCATTATCTGATACACCATTACCAACACTGAATAAGGTGTTACCGCTATCACCAAAGGCTGAAGAATTTGTTGTTGATACATTATACTGACCAAATGAACTTTCATGGTCATTCAAACTTTTATTATCATAACCACTAGCAAAAGAAGCATAACCATTTGCTTTAGAATCAATTCCACAAGAGAATGCATAAGTATTATTTGCTTCACTTGAATTAAAAGCAGCAGAAAAGACCCCTGTCGCTTTTGATTTCCCATTTGCTGCAAATGTATAAACATTAGTTGTTTGTCCCCTACCAAAAGCAAAAGACCAATTTCCTGAAGCATTAGCATCACGCCCACCAGCAAATGAGTTATTACCATCTGCTGTTGTACTATCACCAGCTACTAAAGAATTAGTTCCAGTTCCAGCACTAATTGGAAGATTAAATGATATTGTATCAGCAGTCTCTCCGCTTGTAATTGAGATTCCTCTACCAGCTTCAATTGCTTTTCCGCCACTACCTCCACCTTGAGGTATTGCATCATACACTGCCTTTGCAGTTGGTATTTCATTATCTGTGCTTGCTGAAGTTACAGCAGTGGTTGTTTCGCTTCCAATTGTATAAACTGTTCCGCTTAATTGTATTTTATCTATAATAGGCATATCATTAATTTTTTTTTATAAAGATTATATTAAAAGAAATGGGAAGATGGACATACTAAAACAATATACCCATTTCCCCATAACATTATTGAACTATTTAATCAAAAACAATTAAGAAATTACAAGTGTAGTACCATCAAGAGTGATTACTTGGTTTTTCTTTGCCAACTCAGTGTCAACCTCAGTTTTGCTATAAGTCTGGGATTTTGTGTAATACTGTGTTGGGTCGAATGTTCCGCTGTCTGCTACCTTCTGGTCAATTGTTGCTTTGTCATAAGTGAAGTCAGCAATTTTCTCATCAGTTGCAGTCTTAGTATAAGTGTCAGCAGTGTTTGCCTTTTTTGCTAATTCTGCATCTACCTCACTCTTAGTATAAGTGTCAGCAGTGTTCGCTTTCTTTGCTAATTCTGCATCGACCTCATCCTTAGTATAATAATTGTCAGCATTGAAGATGTCGCTGATGTTAATCTCGATAGCCTCCTTGCCAGCGTCACTGTTGAAAGTAATTATCAATTTACCATCTTTAATCTCAACGCTTGATACCATACCGTCCTTGATAAAGTCAGTTGCATCTACATAACCAAGAACAGTTCCACCAGTTGATGTGTTGTAGAAGTTAATTCTCTTAGTTGTCTTGTCATAATTAACAGCACCGAAGAAACCTTCCACGTCTGCTGCATCAAGTTTTGCATTCCAAGCGGATTTGTCTGCCACCGTGACATGGATTTCTGTGTTTGCTGTGTGGGCTGTTAAAGCACTTGTATCAGCCTTGCCGCTAACGCCATTTTCAACAGCAGTTGCAACTTGCTCTGCATTCTGGTATCCTTGTTCTGCAATGCTCTCTGCTAATGCCGTTGTAGCTGCTGTGATAGCAGCATTCATCTGTGATGTAGTAGAATAATTTTCAAGTGAGTGTACTGCACTTGAGTCAACAATATCATATGTGACACCACTTAAACGAATCTTATCTAATATAGCCATATTAAAAAATTATTTATTAAATTGTTATTTCTTGATTATTTAATTTTAGAGTTGTGTTTTCGACAACTGCATAGTTTGCAGCCATAGAGTTTGCTTCAAGTTTCGTCAAATAGGCTTGGAGCAAGGAATTAGTCTCTTCCTTTGTGTAAGAGTCAAGGATGTGGTCTGAAAGTTCCTTGACCTCATCCTTTAACTCTTGTATTTCAGTCTGGACTGTGCTGTCTTGTATGATATATTCAACACCATTCAGATTCAATCTGTCAATTGTCTTCATTTCAATTATTTTTTATAAAGATAATTTTAAAGCATCTATTTTAAGAGCTAATCGTTAATGTTTGACGTGTGCCGCCTCTTAAATACTGACTAGAGAATTTGAGTTTAGGAGTACCACTTACACTTGAACCAGGTAAAGCTACAGTATGCAAACCACCATCACTGAATTGAGCACTCATTGAAACCATTGGCTTAGTGCTTGAATATTTTATAGCCACACTGCTCATACTACCTGGATAGATTGGACCAGAATTGACAGTTACATAAGAATAACTTGAGCTACCGTTGAACATTATTCTGAATCTAGAAATATTAACTATCTCTGGATAAGTGCTTAAGAATTCTATTATTACAGTATTACTTGGAATATAGTCTTTATATGTCTGTGACACATCCAAGGTGATTTTCTTTCCACTCTCGTTCTGTACAAATGTCAATGAAGAAGAATAGTTTGTAGTACCAGTATTTTGCTCGTTTGGAATTATCTTAATGTAATCACTTGTAGTTACAACTTGACACCAGTCTGGCTGTTCGCCTTCTAATGAGAAACTTAAATTGACGGTAGAACCAGTGTCAATGTGCCAATATGAGTAAACTTGTATTTCAGACTGTTCCTCATCCCATGCTAATGACAATGATTTTGCTGTAGAACTGTCCTTATAGCAGAATGTATATTTCTTTGCACCTCTCTGTGTGAATGAGTAGTTGATTATGTTATCACCGCCACACACTGATTTGTCTAATATAATATATCCGCTTATTGTCTTGTCAGAATCACTAGTATTTTCAGAAAAACTGATTGTTGAACTGCTTGAACCACTCTCTGTTGTCACAGTCTCTTCACATAATTCGTTTATTGTGGTTGTAACGGCTGTATAATCCCAAGTCAGCTCATTCTCTGTATCTGTTGCAGCTACAACTGTATGGGTCATTGCAGAATTTGAAATCTGGTAGCAAGTATATGATGATGGTGTACACCTCTTGCCCTTTTGTGTTGCAATAATGTAAAGTTTATCACCAGTTGTATTCTGAGTGAACGTTATTGTTCCGACCCTCTCATCAGTTGATGTATTTTCTAAGACCCTTGTGGATACATCATAGTATTCATTTGCTGGCTTCTTTTCTACATTTAACACTTGGAACCAAGATGCATCGCTTGAATAAGTGAAGTCTTCCATTGAACCATTAAGCATTGAAATAATGAATGCATGAATCTCTGTGAATCCGCTTGCCTCAAAATTCTGCCTCAATGTGTCCTCATCAGTTTCCTCAAATCTGAAATCACTCTCGATTTGTGGCTGTCCAGTTTGTAAGATTGTCAATGTGATAACATTGTTTGAACCACTCTGTCTTAATGTCACATTATGGGTCTGGTCTGTATGGTCTCCAATCTTTATCATACTGACTGTGATACTTGTAGAAGCTGTTGAAACACTTATGAGACTTGATTTGCTTGCAACAGTCCAAGACTGTGCTGCACCGTTCTTTGTACTTATGAGGCTGAATGTCATATCACCAGCAGTGTAATCATGTGTAGCATTCTGTACAGTTGTACCGTCACTCCATGTGAATACATATGTGTCAACAGGTGTCGGCTCTTTCTTTGCTTGAATGATTGCAATAGATATAGTCTTATTTGAATCATTCTGTTTCAACGTTATATTTGTAGTCTTCGTTGTCGATGTGCTTGTATTCTCACTCAATGACACTGAAATACCATCACTTGTTTTGGTTGCACTTCCACTTGAAATGCTCCAGCCATGACTGATACCATCCTTTGTTGAAACAACTCCGAATGTCAATGTCTGGGCTGAACTTTCCACATTCTTTGTTGTAGATGTAGTGCCATCGCTCAATGTGAATATATATGTCGGTTCTACTGGACTTCCGCCACAATTATTCGGACAATGCTCTTCATCAGCTACTGTTTCTGAAACTGAACTGAGATATGTTGATGAGTAAGGATTTTTATCAATACCATAAACTGTTTTATATCCGTTAGTTGTTGTCTTTCCACTACATTCGACTAATACACAGTTCTCACTTATTGCCTCAATCTGTGGCTCTGTATTTGGTGCTGGACAATCTGTTGACAATTCCTTAACCCATTTCTGCTGATTATGTGTTGGAGAATATTTGTTACCATCAATCATAAGTTTCATCTTATAACCAGTATATCCTTCAAGATGTGAAGGCTCATATATTTTGGTTTCACAATAACTTTGTTCTTCATCTTCATACCATTCAGGGTCACTTCCTTGGACTTCACAGTTTTCAGCATCTATTGTTTTTGTTTCTCGAATTTCGCCATAAGTTGAACTTCCTTCACTAATATCCATTTCTCGTGAAACAAGATAGCCAGTATTTAAGCCATTTTCATCAGTTTCACAATATTGTGAAACCACAGTCCAATTTGCTGAAGAAATAGAACATTCTTCACTACTCACTCTTTCAGTCCTTTCTGTTTGAAAAGTTGGACTTTGAGGGTTGACATCTATATATACTATAATTTTATATCCTGTTTTTGCCATATATTAAACTATTTCACAGAATGAACTCAACATTTGCCATGAAGGGTTCACATTATTTCCTAATATCTTGATGTTTACAACTTTCCTCTCATTCGAGTCACTGTCATGTGTCAATGTCAGCATGAAGTCTTGCTCGTTCTGGGAAACTGTAGGCTTGCACACAAGATAACCGTTTGCTGCCTTTGTAATCGACAGAGAAGGGGTGACAGTATATGAATATGTCTCGCTTCCACCTTGCACAGTAGGAGTTAATGTAAACTCTGTAGTACCATAAGGATATGTATAACTTGAGTCAATCTTGATAATGTTCACATTCACATATAATGTCACTCTTTCCTTTGTTTTCCTATTCTGGAACACAATTGTATCACTTCCACCAACGCCATTGTGGAACACAGTCACAGTTGTACTTCCGTCACTTCCGATAGAAGGAGAAACTGTCACATAAGTAGGATTTGAAAGCATTGTCCAAGAATTATCAGATTTGATTGTCACAGTCTGACTTGTCTTTGACGAATTCAAATTAACAGTCTCAATCTTCTTGTCGTTGATTGTAATTGTACCGTCAACATCAGTCGGACAAATATCTAAGTCATAAATTCTAACTGGCAATCCCTCAAACTCAGCATCCTTGCTATATGTTCCAAGAATGTTGTAGCCACCGTCAGAAGTTGTCTCAATGTACTTGTAAGCATCTTGCTTTTTTCCACTCCATTGACATAGTTTATTGTCACTGTCAAGTGCTTGTCCAGCAGAGTTAACCTTTACAACATACATTGCAACAGCATAGCCGTTATTCTTACCCCCTTCTACTTCACAATATGAGACGCTGTAGAGAGGTTTAAACACTGGGGTGTACACTTTATCCCTCACCTTGAAATTATCGTTGTAGACGCTAAATAAAGGGTATTCTGACTCATCTGACAACTCCACTGTATATCCTTGGGAGTCTTCAGCAATGTTCAGTGAGTAATCTAATGTAGCACCGTTCTTCCATCCAAACATTCTATAGTCATTGTCACCGTTTGGTTTGAATGCAACAAGGTATCTTCCGTTCACAGAGTCTGATAAGAGGTCTTCAAACAACGATGTAATGTTATTGATGTCAAGCGTCAATGTGTGTGTCCATTTTCCATCCTCATATTCCTCAGTATAGTTAGCAGAACTGAAATCAATACTATAGAATGCAGCATCAGTGATGATTGTATCAACCACTAATGAATCATCAGCCCTATTGTCATTCTCGAACTTCAAATTCTCAACATCGTCAATGTTGTACACATAGATAGGAGTCCTTATTCCACCGACACCCATTGAAATGTCTGTGGAATTACAATTTGACTGAGAACCATCATCATTGAGCTGGTTTAATGTAATATTCTTATTTAATCTACAATTTATAGCCATAGATAATTTTTTTTATAAAGATTAAAAAAGGGTAATGTACCATTTAAGTACATCACCCTTAATTATCGTGAATTATATATGAAAGAAACTTCCTTCAATTAAGCCATAAGACCCTTCACAACGCTCCAATCAGTAATCTTCACAGGAGCGTTTGGCTGTGCTCCACTGAATACAAAGTTGATACCATTTGCATCACCATCAGCAGTACCAGTGTCATAAGTCCAAGTCTCAGCTGTCAAACCATTGTCTACACCAAATGCATAAACGTCTCTGTTCTTAGTTTCAACAAAGATTATTACTCGACCAAGGAACCAGTTGTTATACTCACCGATAAGGTCACAGTCAAGATGTGCAATCTGACCAGTTACAGCGTGTTGATGATAACGAGAATCGTTGTTTCCACCTATAGTACCAGTTGAAGTTGCATTACCAGTACCGTCCATAATTGCAAAGTTGTAAACCTTCTCAGAACCCATGTCAATAGAGTCAACACATCCTGCTTGAGAAGCTGTGAACTTGAAGTCCTCGCTCCAGTTAGCAATAGCCATTCTAAGAACACCACTTACATTAGGGGTACATGTTTCTTCAACACCTTTAACAATTTTACAATTTAAAGCCATATTATATATAGTGTTAATGTCTATTATTTTTAATATGGGGAATATTGCTATTCCCCAATTAGATTATTTTGAATAAATAACAACCTCGTCACCGAAGATGTAACCAGCGTCTGCACGATAGTGTCCTTTAGCATACCACTTAGACTCATCATAAAGGTCATTACCCATCTGAGCACGAATCTCAGCAGTGTCACTTAACAAGTCAGTAGCGAAGTAAAGGTTATCCTTAGAAGCAGCCACCATAGTGTTCTTTGGAAGACCAACTAGTGCAACCTCAACACCCATATAACGGATAACACCACCCTCAATAGTGAAAGAAGGAAGAGTTACTTGATAGTTAGTAGGAGTAGTTGAAAGAGCTTGCTTCAAATATCTCATAATGTCTAGAGATACAAAAATCTTTACAGGAGCTTTCTCTGGCTCAAACTCACCCTCATTCAATACATTATCAGGAATTGCATCATACACTCTCTGAATCTCAGCAAGAACGTTAGTAGAGTCAATAGTCACTGCATTAGCAACCTTAATGGTGTTAGCATCAGCAAGAGCCTTGTCAAGAATACCATCTTGGATACCTGCAACTGCATTGCCATTTCCACCCCAAATCAAACGCTCGATGTCATTTGAAAGAGAATTCTGAAGATGGAACATCAAAGCACTCTCAAGGTTCTGAGGCTCACCAACTGCTGGCCACTTGTCCTTTGTTGCACCAATTGAATTGAAGACCATCTCACTGTAGATGCTGTCCAGTTCCTCTAAGCACTGCTCTTCATTAATCTTGAAGTTCTTTACAGTGATAAGAGCATCGTCAAAAGTAAATCTCTGTGTTGGAGTCCAAGCACAGTCACGAGTGTCAACTTGGGAAATGGTATTTGCACCCATTACCAATTTCTTAATTCTAGTATCCTTCGTTACATTTGGTAAAACTCTCACATAACCCTTGTCGATAGTATGTGCTTTCTGCAATGAACGATAGAACCATTCAGGCTGATTCTTGATAGTATACTGAATGTTGTTTTCAATCATCTTATTAGCCATAATATTATGTCTTTAATTTAAATTATTATTTACAATTATTTTTTTATAAAGATATTTAAATCTTTATTTTTTTATCTTTTATAGTTAAGCAGTCTGATAGCATCGAACAAACCATCGTCTTCAACATCTGAACTCTGCTTGATAACGCTTGGAATTGGCTGTGCTGATGGAATTCTCTCCTTCATCAATGCTATCTCATTCATAGCATTGTCCTTCTCACCAATCAATGAATTGATATAATCAACAACCTCTTGAGGCAACTGGTATTCAACACCATCAATCAAGAATGGAACGAGTGTCAAAGGTGCTTCCTCAGTTGGCTCTTCACTTGGAACTTCCTCCGTTGGAACTTCTTCGTCTTTCTTTTCCTCATCATCTACTTCAGCGTGAGCAACTCGTTTCTTCTCATCGTCCTCTTCATCTGAATCTTCACTAGGTTTTTCATCACCTTCATCGTTATCTTCAACAGAAGGTTTGTCATCGCTTGGTTCACCTTCACCATTAGGCTTCTCCACATTGTCTTCAGTTTCTTCATCTTTCTTTTCCTTTTCATCGTCTTTTATCTGCATTTCTGCAATTGGTGCTTCAGTTGGAGCATTTTTCTCATTCTCGTTCTCAACAGTACCAGCTTGTGTCTCGACAAACTTGTTATTGCCATCAACCACAAGATAGTTTCCGTCTGCCAACAGATACTTGCCCTCTGCTACAAGATTGTATTCCTCATCCCTTGCAAATCCTTCAGCATCTACCTCAATGTAATGGTCATTGTCAATATAGTATTTCAAAGAAACCTCACCACTGTCAGTAGTGTCATGCTTTGCAACGTCTGCAATCTCAGCAGCATCACTTGCAACCTCATTCATAAAAGCAACAAACTTCTGGAAAAGACTTAACTGTTTGTTTGTTACATCTAGTTTTTGCATATTAATATCTAATTTAACATCGTTATTTGTCTTGATAACATTGGTGAAACACTCTATTGAGAGACCCCTCAACTCACCACTCTTGATTCTCGACCAAAGCTGTCTGTTATGAACCTTGTAATGTACACATAATGTACCTTTTGGAAGATTCTTGAAACCATACTTGGTATTAATGTCATCACTCTCTGGGTCTCGAACAATCCACATTCTCAAAAGATATACATCCTTCTCTAATGAGTCAGTATATTTCATATCCTTGTTATAGAATGTAGGATGCATAATGGTAACGTTGTTCCAAAATCCATTTGCAAGGAACTTTGCAGCAGCATTTGCAATTGCATCCTCAGTCCACCTGATGTAGTATAGCTGCCCTTCCTCATTCTTCCTCAATATTAACTGGTTTGGAATCAATATAGGACTAACAACTTCCCTCTTCTCGTGGGAACTGAACCATAGTTTCTGTTCTTGACTGTTAAAAGCAATGAAATCTTCCATAATCGCTGGCTCATCTACAAACGACACAGCCGTTAATCCTAACTGTTCGTCATCTATCAGAACATCATAGATTGGAATATTTACATTTGCCATCTTTATAATTTTTTTATAAAGATGATTATAAATAAAAAAATGGTAGAGAACGAATCCCTACCATTTATCGTTGTTATCTAGAAGCACCTGCCATTTGTCTTACTTGTGTCAAGTTCTTCTGTCCTCTGTTGATGTCAACCACTGAAACTTGTGGATGCATATCAATCTGGTCAATTGAATTCTGAATTACCTTGTTTGTATCAACTGAATCAAGGTTGCTTGAAATCCTTTGGTAATTCAACTGTCCACCATTTGCATATTTGCCTAATTGGTTTGCAACCGTCTTCTTCCTTGCACCTTCCTCATTGATTGCTTGTAGCAATGGCAAGTATTTCTTTGTAGAACGCTTGTTAACCACATATTCACCGCCCTCGACTTCAATACCAGTGTTGCCAACAGCAATTCCACCTTGTGCATGAGAACGTCCTTGCAATAAACCGCCATCACCAAGTTTACTGATTTGCTTTGCAATTATGGCAGTTTGAACAGCACCCATAGCACCGATTATGGCAGCGAATATAGCACCTAAAGGCCAGCCCCAAGTAAGAGCTTTTGTAACTGATACAGCAGTATTAACTATACCCTCGACTAATTGCATCTGGAGTTCGAGTTTTCTCTGTTGCTTCTGTTTCTTAGCTAACTCTTTCTCTCTCTTCTCCTTTTCCCTTGCTAATCTCTTCTCTTCAGCTTCCCTTTGTGCTAGCAATAGCATTTCATCTGCTTGCTGTTGTTTTAATGCCTCAAGTTGAGCACCGCTGGAATTCTTCATCTTGTCGTTCAACTCTTGCACCTTGTTCTGTGATGCTTCAAGCTGGTCAACTGACTTGTCATGCATTTCAGTTGCTTTGTCAAGAGCCTCTTGAGCCTCTTCAATCTGGAATTCTAACATTGCTGAGAATGCTTCATTGATTGGGTCAAATACATTCTCAAACAGCATATCTGCAATTTCAGCAATCTTCTCGTGTGGGAAAAAGTCATCCTCACCATCACCGTCTGGGTCAAGGCTAAATAATTTCTTAAAGTCAGTATTACCGTTGTCACTTACATACTTTCCTTGTTTCTTACCGCCTTTGCCATTTGCAGCACCCATGTTAGAGGTTGACGAAACACCACTGCTATTTTGCTCTGCTTGCTTTCTAAGTTTCTGGTATTTCTTGAACGCCTCATACATCTTCCTCTGCTCTTCGATGTACTCCTTGGATTCTTCGCCATGCTTATCTTTAATCTCATCAAGGTAAGCTTGCCAAGACTGCATCATATTGAATAGATTCTCATCAAGGACTTCTCCTAAGTGTTTCCAAGATTCTGTAAATGCCTCCTCTTGTTCTTTGACTTCCTTTTTATTGAAAAGCCTATGATATAGAGATTTGATTTTCGATGTGTCAATATTCTCAACACCCTTTAATGCATCTTCAATAGCTGCAATGGCATCGTCTTTTGTTTTTATGAAAGCATCATGGTAAACTTGCTCAATTGTATTAGATGTTTTTCTAGAAGCATTCTCAATGTCATTGTTATATTGTTCAACAGTTGAAAGGTGTTTTTCCATCAATGTCAACAACTGGGTAGCCATCTGTTCTGTCATACCTTGTGTTGACATTAAAGATTCTTTCATTTTGTCAGAACCAATCTCTTTGTATAGAGAAGTGAGCTTGTCGATATATTCATTCCACTGTGGCTCAAGTGCCTTTAATGCATCGGCATGTTCTTTGGGGAATATTTTACAATATTCAGTCCATTCAGCAGCCATAGCCTTTACAAACTCAATCTGCCTAGCAGTACCTTCTCCAGATGTTTGAAGTGCTTCTAAATTTTTCAGAGCTTCAACATATTTGTCAATTGGACCAGTTTTGTATAAATCCACTTGCTCTTGTGCTAACACCTGCAACTGCTTGTTTCTAGCAAGGTCGGTCTCAAGCATTTGAATTCTATATGCATTCTGTGCATCCAATAGTCCAAGAACTTCCTCTTGTCTTTTCTTCTCTCTTTCTTCAGCTTCTTTTCTTCTTTTTGCTTCCTCATCAGCAAGTCTTTTTGCTTCAGCAGCAGCATCTTTATTAGCTTTTATCCTTGCATCAGCACTTCTTTTTGCAGCAGCAGCTTTCTGTTCCTCACATTCCCTCTGGAAATTAGCCTCATCCAATGCAATCTGTCTCAACTCGTCAGCATTACCCTTTGCAGCTTTTCTTCTCTCAGCAAATTCTTTCTTCTGGAGTTCAATACCTTCTTTTGAATACTTTGCTTGGTTGCCTTTCCTTGCCTTGAGCATGTCCAACTCATACTTGGTCTGCTTTGCTTGTTCAGCAGCTGCTTTTGCTGTGATTTCCTCAAGTCCTCTCTCAACTTGGTTTTGGTATCCTTCCTTGAAAGATGTATATGCTACAGTTGCTTGTCTTGATATACCATTAACTGCCGCCTTCATAGCACCCTCAAAGTCACCTTGAACAATTTTGGATATAACATCTGCAAATGTCTTGAATGGATTAACAAGCCAATCTATAATTGATTTTCCAAGTCCATAAGCAACAGCTTTTAACCAGTTGAAAACACCACCGACTTTCTTTGCAATAGGGAATGTGTTGTCAAACCAGTCACATAGTTCTTCCCAATGTGCAACTAATTCTGTAACAGCCCAAATAACAAGACCTATACCAAGGCTAGCTAGAACTAATCTCAAGGCTTTTGCTGATACTGACAATGTATCTGTAGCTACTGTTGCACCTTTCTCGGCTGTTGCTAATGTATCCATAGACGTTGCAGCTGTCTTAGCCTCAAGACCAAGCATTTGAAGCAACTTATGGAATATCCTAGCTGTGGCAGAACCATTCTGCAATGTTTCAGACAATGTTTGCAATGACTGGATTATTGACATTGCACCCATCAACTTCTGAATTGCTTCCTCAGTTGCCTCTGTCTCTACTCCAAATGCAGACATTGCACCTTTATACAACTCAAATGCAGCCGTTGCACTCTGGGCAATATTGATAACATCATCAAATTTCTTAGTATCAGAAGCAAAACGATTTATCTCTTCTCCAGCGTCAGCCATTGCATCTTTCAGAGCACCAGCCTTCCTTGCAAGTTCAACAAACTTTGGGTCAGCCTTTGAAACGCCATTATCAAGCATATTCGCCATTTCAAGCTGGAATTCTCTCAATTCTTGCTTCAAATTCTTAGTTGCTTGACCATAATCACCCACATTTCTCTGATGATTACCTAAAGATGCATCGAAATCCTTCAATTCTTGGTTCAAAGCAGCATATTGTGCCTTTAATTCATTCTGTTTCTGGATTTCTTCCTCTGTTTCGGCATTTGTGTTTTTGATAACCTTACCTAAAGCACTCAAAAGTTGCTGCTTCTCGTTATAAGTACCGTTTGCACCCTCTAAGACTGTCATATTTGCCTTTTCTAAGTCTAAAGACTCCTTTATAGCCTTGTTCTTGTCAGCTAATACAGCCTTGTCAGCTTGTAAAGCTCTCTGGTACTCCTCATTATACTCAGCAATCTTCTTCTCAGCCTTTGCAAGCTCGTCCATTGACTTAGAAGATTTCTGGATATTAGAGCCTTGTTCCTCGACCTTTGCACCTAGCCTATCCAATGAATCTTGGAGAGTACCAATTCCCTCAATACTCTCCGTGATTCCATTAATTATAATCTTATATTCCTTTTGATTAGCCATTATACTAACATTTTTTATAAAGAGGTTATTTCAAGGTCAATAATGACAGTGTAGCATCCTCTTGTTCTGCAACATCGTGTCCATCAACAGCCCTTATTTTATACAATCCGTCATTGAACTTAACTAGTGTACCACCATTGATTTTTGCATAAAGGTTATTTGGCAATTTTATAGGAACGTCAATCTGATAACCAGTTTGTAGACGAAGGTTGAAGAAAATGTCAGTTATGGTTTTCTTGTTACCGCCATCTGTATTCTGTACACTGTTGTTATAGTCTAGCATATAATACCTATTATTGCCTTGTGACTGCTTCGTTTCAATGAAATTTGAAGGAATAACCAACCTTGTTACCATATCTTTACCATCTTTTTCATCATACTTGAACTCTATGTACTTGTATAATGTGGTATTTATGTCTTTTCCAAGGAAGAAGAACCTCATTGTCTTGTTTGTTGTCAATGAATCACCTTCTGCACTTCCATAAGAATAGTCATCACTCCAATTTGCCTTGTCACTTAGCACTGGAATCGGTGCTTCCTTGATGCTTAATCCTAATCCATTAACAAACTTAATGTCCTTATACCAACAGTAACTCCAACTTGACTCTTTCTTGTCAATTGAACCACTTGTATTTGTCTCGTTTGTAATGGTAATGGAACCAGTATAACCACTGTTATACCAAGGCAAATCTTCTGTCTTATATGGTGATAAGTTTCCATCAGCATAACCAGTTTCTCCTTGGTCAATCTTCCATGACAACTGCCTCTGTGAAGGTGTATCTAATGCCTTGAACTCTGCATCCTTGATGTTTGCAAGGTTCTCGATTGATATAATGTTACCCATAACGTCATTCATTGCAGCATAGTCAATTGAGAATGTATTCTTACTTGGCATCGTCAACTGCAAATTGAACGTCTGAAGAAGATTTTTAAGGTAATCATTACATTTAATTGATGGTAAAAACTGGTTTACATTCGTTTCCTTATCTTTTTTGATTTCATTGAATGATGGAATTGGATTAACATCAGTTGGTCTCCATTTCTTATTCTTGCTGATTATACCCATTTCTAGTGTAAAGTCACACATCGTTCTGTTAATTCTGTATTCTGGACCTTCCCATCTTGTGTGACCCCATCCAAACCAACCACCACCATAGGTATCATTTGGATATGTCATAATCGGCATCAATAGCTCAACATACAATGTATCACCCTTCTCAAGCCATACAACTGTGTTGATGTCCCATTGTCCTCTTGTATCACCTTGTGTAGAGGCTGAAGAGTTTGCAGCACCAGCATAAAAAACCTTGTTCAAATTTGTGGTTGTATCCCATCTTTTTCTATCAAAATCGACAATATTATATCCTTCAAAATTAGAATAACTGTCTTGCCTTACTAATACTTGTGCCGTTCTTGCACCATATCCATAGTTGTTGTTAACTGGCCAATACTTTTCATTGTTCTCACCCTTTGTTTCAACAACAACTCCCTTTGCCACATCTGGCAATGACAATCCGACACCTCTTTTTGCCGCTTTCAAAGGGGCTTTCATACTGCCTTTCTCATAACCAGAAGCAGCATCGAATGAGAAGTTTGCACCTCCAAGTCTTGCTCCACAAATAAAATCACTTGTTGAAAAATCAGAATAATCCCTTACATATGTGGTTTTTCCATTCTTTCCATATAATCTGTTCCTTTCATTGCTCATACATTTCAACCATGCTGGGTCTCCCCATTCATCAACATACATAACACTAGATGTATTAGAGAAATGTGTTGGCATACAAGGAATAAATGAGTTGAACGAATAAAGTGTTGGTCTCTCAAGAGGAAAACCTTTCTTCAACTGGAATTCAAATGGCATTGCCTTCAAAGATGAGTCATCTCGACCACTCTTACAGCCACCGACATTCTCCCTTGACTCTTGGGAATATGTATTGTCTGATGTATCTGGATATGACATCCATCCATCACAGTGTATTCTATACCATCCGCTCTCTGGCACATACAACATCCTACCTTCAGTCTCAGTACCCTCTGCTAGCATCTTGTAGTCATTGTTATACACTGAGAAACTGACGTTATTAGCATCAGTTGACAATGGAACGTCAACGCCATAAAGCATATTGCCATCAAATGTTCCATCATCCCTCATATGAACCTCATCCTCATTCCAAATGGTTGCTTGCTCTAGAGTAGAAGGTATTTTATTCTTCCTATAGTTATCATAAGAACATCTGAACTTTACATAGTATGGAACTAGCCTCTTATCTAAGTAATCTTGGTATCCGAACTGGAACGTTTGATATAAATCCCTAAATTTCTCATCACTGAATATATTTCCTTGCACGTTGTATCCTTCTGTCTTGAACATATCCTTCAAAACTGAGCATATATTGAAACTAGGAAATATATTGTCATTATTCATTGTGTGGTATCCATAGTCTAATCTCTGGGTATAGAAGTCCAATTCATCTGATGCAGCCTTTGTAGCATCGTTATATGGAAGACTGTACAATAGATATGGATAGCATATATGACGGTCTCTGTACTGCTGTTTAGGAATGTCAGTTGTCTGCAATCCCATCACATAGTTATTCTGCTTGTACATATCAGTCATATTGTTCATCGGCTTCATATGGGCAACTATTTCATTGAGCATTCTGTCACCTAATATGTCACTAACCGTTGCTGATGCTGGATTATACAGATTACCCTTGAAATATTCATCATCAATCTCAGACAATTTCAACTTGCCTTTCAGAATCAATATCTCATCAACATACAATTCAGCATCATATATCCTTGAGAACTTGTTTGCAACGTCAAATGAATCAATAAAGCCAAATATCCTCTTGTTGTTCACAGACGTTGGAATGCTTATTGTGTAAGAATACTCAACCTCCTTCACAATAAGCTCTGCCTCATCCTCGAATTCCTTCTGCAATGTGAAATATGTATTTTTATCAAAATCACATAGTTGGTTTTCTACATATAATTGGATATTCATATCTTTCTTTATACATTTACTTCATTATCTCCATCATGGTATTCTAGTTCAAGTTCAAAGTCATCTGTTGATGTATTTGTCTCAATATCGAACTTGTCAACGATTATAACCTTGTATTTTGGATTATCAAGACCTAAATACTGGAATACATATTTCGACTTATTCAATTCATTCAACCATTGTGCTGTAGCTAAATCAACTTGGTTTGTTGTCAACGTGAATGTAATCTCATTCCTCTTCTGCTTTGTGTACTGGAGTTCATACTTATCGCCCCAATCCCTAATAGGGTTGACAAAATATGTAGAATGGTCATCAATGCTTCTCTCAACAGTCTTTGTATTAGTAAAGTTGAAACTGTCAATTCCACCTAGCTCATTGAGGAAGAAAACCTCGTTATTTCCCTTACACCTTGGCTTTATGTTGTATCTCACTGGATAACTCTCCGTTCCGCCTACAACTGCATATACATCTACATAACCCACTTGGTGATGATACCTTGCCTCTATATTGTCTAAATCTAAAATGTCATAAATATCATATCTAATACCATTCTTCTCAATATACTCACAAGTTCCTTGGCTCTCTAAGAACACACCACTGTTAGTATAGAAATTCTTCTTTATTGTCACATCACTGTCGCTCAACACACTCAATGCATAATGCTCCCCATAGTTGTAATATCTATTCTCGTTATTCGTCAAGAAATGAACCTTCCCACTACCATAGAACTTAGAATAGTCTACCGTCTGGAACTTATGCAACGTTGTAGGCAATATAGTTACCTTAGAATAGGGAACTGTAACCATTGATGAGCGAGAATTATACACTTGATATGCTGTAATGTTCAAATCTAAAGGAACTCTCAGCTGTGAATAATGGAAAGGTGACGATATATTGAATGAAATCGTTGGATTGTTGTTGTATTTTTCCATCGTTATATTCGTTGTATTCTCGTCAATCTTGCCTTGCAGCATAACTACCATCTTATTAGGAGATAACGCCTCATAAGAGCTGTATGTGCCTCCTACAGTGATTCCACCGCCCTCTACAGTTATCTTGTACTTAATTGATGTATCAATATAAGCCTTGACTGTATTTGCATTCTCAAGAGTTATGTTGAAGAAGATACTATTGAGCTTTAAGCACTCAAGGAAGTTCAATGCAACCACACCGCTGGTATTAAATGAGTCAGAGGAAATAACTGACGTTGAATCGCCAATTATTTCCTTGTAATAACCGTCATCATTGTTTGCATCCTTTATGATTACCTTCGTCTTTGAAGGAGAACCAACTGTGAATGTAACATATGGCGAGTCTGTGGTATGTGTGTTGTTCAATACAATGAAATTGTTTAGAGAACTTGCTATTATCTTATTTGCCATATTATTTAATCATTAAAATATTCATCTAATTGCTCTGTAATTGTGTTGAAAATCATG